CATATCGTCGCAGATCGTCAGTTCACCCGCGCGGGCGAAGTCGAGCAGGCGCGGCGCTATCTGTTGCCGCCGCTCCAGCACGCTTCGGTGGCACCAAGCATGGGACCATAGCAACCACGACTTCGATGCCTTGTCCCGGCCATCGGCGTCTCGCCCCAGCACAGCAAAGCCGAACAGATCGTCCAGCCCGCCGCCGTCCATCCCACACACAACCACCTCGGAGCGGTCCAACACTGCCTCAAGCGTGAGCGAAGGGTCGGTCTGCCGCTCCCAGAACTCCGCGCCCGGCCAGCGGTCGGTCTGCAGTCCAAGGCCGATCTCGATATTCAGATGCTGCGAGGCCCAGCGCCGCAGTTCATGGTCGCCCGCGGCCGCCGCCGCCTCGTAGTCCGGGATCAGCCGTTCAATGGCCACCGTCAGCGTCGGATTGACCATCCGCCAGTTGTTCGTGTCCCGCCAATCCACGTCGCGGGGAAACTCGTAGATCAGCGGCAGCAGCGGCAGCGTCGTCTCGCCGTCGCGCACCCGCCGCGCATTATGCAGCGCCTCTTTGAACACCCCCGACGGCGGGCGCTCCGATTGCGTCGTGATCGAGATCAGGAACGCCTCGGGGTTGGCAATTAACCCACCGCGCAACTGCCCCATCACCCGGTCCGCATCATGCGCCCCCGAGATGGCGTGCAACTCATCCACCAGCACACCGCACGGCTTGGATCCGGTGACCACTCTAGGGTCGAATGACTTGACCTTCAGGAAGGCCTTGGTCGGCCGATAGATGATGGTCTTGATGTGGTCCCGAATATGAAACTTGCCGGTCAGGATGGGGTCACTCTCGATCATCCCGACTGCTTGACGGAACGCGAGGTCGGCAACCTCCAGTGTCGGGGCAATCAGCAGGAATTCCGCCCGGGGTCGGCGGTTCATCAGCACCGCGCAAATCATGATCGCGGCCGCCGACGTCGTCTTCCCGGACTTCTTGGCAATCATGCAAAAGAATTCGCGGATATGCCGCTCGTTGGTATCCGGGTCGTAGGAGCCGAACACCGCGCGGACTAGGTCCTTCTGCCATTGCCCGGCCACATCGCGGAATGGCGGTTGGCCAACGACGTCGGGGAGCCGCAGCTTAGAGAAGATGCCGAGGGCGGCGTCAGCCTCGTCCTCGTTCAACGGCAGATCAGGCAGCAGCGACTGCCCTGCCTTAATGCGCGATTGCCAGTCCGGCCGTGCCGTTGACCACGAAGAAACAGACTGGCTCATTCAAATCAGTTGCGGGTATCACTCGGCTTGTCGGAGCGACCCGGGGCACGCCGGAGCAACGCGGCCCACTCGGTGCCTTCGTCGTTGGTCCGCGCCTCTTCCTCAGCCGCCTGTTTCTTGCCAGCCATGACGGTATCGGCCTTCGGATGAACGAATGGCGCCGCAGCAGCCGCCATGCGATCCCGACGGACCGGATCAACGACCGGGTCGTTCATGACGTGCAGCATGTATTCGAGCGGCGTCATGTTCTGCCGCACCTGTTCGCTTTGCATCCCCTCAGCGGTCAGTTCCCGCACTTTGCTGAGTGACCCGAGCGGACGCCCGCCGCCGTGTTTGAAGCCGCCTCGTGGCATGAGATTAACCTTTAAACGTTGACAATTGGCGGTGATGGCCGACGATAAATCGACCCAGGAGGTAAAAATCCGTGGGAGACCACCCTGGCGGTTACCACCCCTCGGTTGTGTTTCTTTCAGAACTCCCCCCCCATACCTCTTTCAAGGCAGGTCGGAGCACATACCCCCCCTACCTGCGCTGGCAGAGCGACATGCGATCAGGCTAGCGCTTCGGATGCTGTGAGTTTGCCCACGCTTGGCGATACGCAGCGGCATAGTCTGCGTCATTGAGCTTGGTGCGTATCGCTTCGTAGTGATCGGAGTGTTGCTTGGTCAGTCGTTCGACCTGACCAGTCCGGTTCTGCGCTGCCAGTATGACGGCATTGGCGCGGCCCTTGAGTTGGCGTAGGTCAGCCGCTGCCTGCTCCTCGATTGGCGTGGTCTGACTAATGGGGTGGCGTGCGATCGGGGACGATTGCGTTCTTACCGCTGCGCTTCTCGAGGTCACGGGCGGCCGTAATGGGAACGATCAGCACAAAGCCAATCGCGAGCACCACGGATATTCCAGCCCAGATGAGAAGCACGATTCCCCATGTGTCGAATACGGCGAGATTGGCGATCTGGCTCGTCACAGCCTCGCTGAGAGCGTAGTGCACCGCAACATTCGCTGCAACCATCGGAATTATCCATAATGGTATTGCGTTAGCAATCCAGTGCTACTACAATACCACTTCATATGAGATTGAGGATCCCTGGTATGGCGGCGCATAAGCTGATGGTCAGCCTGACGCGCCCTCAGTCTGAGTGGATAGACATTGAGGCAGAGCGCCTTGGTGTCTCTCGTGCTGAGGTGGTGCGCCGTGTTCTCGATAGGTATCGGGAGGAGCAGGCACAACGCACCGTTAGTCGTGCAGTAGGGAAGGCACCGTGATGATGCGGTATGAGACAGTTACGACCTATGCCATGGCGGACAAGGCGAAGGCCAGTGACCTACGCGACCGCTTGCTGGCTGAGGGGCGCATGGTGTGGCTAGAGCTTAACGCTGACCCCGAGCTTACCGTGTCTGTCCGTGAAGACGTTGCAGCCAATGACCATGAGGCAATGACACCAGGGCAGGAGCAGGCCACACAACAGTGGATCGAATATATGCGCCGGTGTGGCGTAGGGAGCGGGACTTGAGCTGTCCTGACATCGGCTGGCCGACACTGGTCGTCGGGGGCTTGGCTGCTTGGGCGCCCGTGGCATTGATGCTCGGATTGGCTTGGCTGTTGCGTGACTGATGCAATCGAAGGGGCCAAAATGATCGATCCTGAAAGCATAGAAGTGGGCGGCGTCTATCGCACCATGGAGGCGTCCTGGATGGTGGAGGAGATCGTTGACGGCAAGGTGGATCTGAAGCGCGACGACGGAAAGCTGGCACGCTTTGGCCTGGAGCACTTTGCGCAGATCGTCGAGCGCAGGGTTACTCCAATCGAAGGGGGCCAATCGTGATTGAGGATTTCATCGTTGAATTCTATGACGCGGCAGGCGCCCGGCAATCGATGATGCTGTAATCGGCGCCTGACGTTCGGCGAGGCGTTGGGATGTGCGGCGTTGCGCTTGGTCGGTGACGAAAAGCAGATCGTCGCTAGCGTCGTTGCGCGTAAGGCGCAGGCTTCTGCTTTAGGAAGACAGTGATGGACCATGGTGATGGCAATATGCAGCGCTGGAAGCGTGGCGCGACGAGAGAACAATTACGCCTAGCGCTCGATGGTGTAGTGGAGAGCATTAGCCATAACGCCAAGGAGGGCATCGATATCTGCGTTCGGCTAAGCACCAAGGAAGGCTGCGAAAGTTCGGGCACGCTAGGTAGCGATTATTTCATAAAGATTATGCAGGCGCTAATATGGATTGACGATCTCGTGCTGGATCTGGAGCTTGCCGAAGCGAGGCTGACCCAATGAGCCCGGCGGTTCTGGTGCTGCTCTTCACGTTCGCCAGTGGTGCGGGTGCTGTGGCGACGATCGACATGCCGTCTATACAGGCATGCAAGGCTGCGGCGAACGAAATCGTTGCTGCACATGAACGCGATACGTCGGCGCGGTGCATATCACGTGTCGCAAAGTAGTCAACAAGGAAAGGAAACGCCCAATGTATGACCAAGTTGATCGACGCGCATCAATCGAAGTAGAGCTAGAGGCACACGAAATGACCAAAAGCTCCCCAGTGGCTCTGTTTGGTCCGTGCCGCGCATGCGGGTGCAGAGGCTTTAGAGGCAGGGGAAGCGTCAGGATTTGCGAAACGGAAGGCTGTGGCCACGAGTTCAACCAGCACGATGCGTGATTGTGGACGACGGCACGTCCAATCGTAGGAGGACAAAATGGCGGGACTAACCAAACACGCACGGGACAAGCTGCTGGCCGAATTGCAATCGGGCACGATGACATCGGGCGCTGTCTCGATCAGCGTTGGCCCGTTGCCTGCGGGCCGCGTCTGGTTCGATAGCTGGCCCAAGGCCCCCGCGCCCGTCAATGGCTTGCTGACCGATCCGGAGACCGGCCAGTCTTGGCGTATAAGATTGAATCAGGCCACCAAACGGTGGGAAGTCCTCCAATCGAGTGAAGGGCAAATGACCGAGGCTGATTTGGCATCGGCGATAGCTGAGATGCGTCGGCTGTGGAATTCCCCCGTTGGGACACCGCAGGGCGATCAATTCGATCGCCTCATAGACTTGGTGGAAGCATACGAGGATGAGCAGGCAGC